CGATCAAATCCTGGACTGAACTTAACGTAATCGAGACTCATATTATCCTATTTAGTTAGAAATAATGTCCGCCGTCGTTTTTTGGTTTGTCAATCAACGTCGCAGTTCGAGTCAAATCCCAGAGGTCTACTTGACCAAGTGGTGTAAACACATTACATGTTTCAATATCAGGTGGAACAAAAGAATTAATTTTTCGGCAAAAAACTTGTGTTTTATTGGATGATTTAAGGGTATAGATCATGCTGTGTTGACAATATCCGCAGCGACTTTCTGGACGATTTTTCATTACAATCTGAGAATTGGATTGTCTGTGACCGTCCTCTACAACACCAGAGACACCACTAATAGTATCATAAATGACGGTGGTGAGTTCTTGATCGCGCAGCATAAACACCCCATTGTTAATGGTAGAGTCGCCCAGCACTTATGCTGGGCGACCCCTAGTTAGCTCGTTCACAGCGAAGTTGTGAACGAATTTACGTGTCTACCTAAGAATTAGGCAGAACGGAGGCGGGAGTAAAACCGATTGCTCCGACGACTTCTCGTCGGGGTACCGAGACGGTACACCGCAATCTTGTCACCCTTACCATTTCGAACGATGTTGGTATAGATCGAATGTCCATCCTCACGGAGTTCTGCGATTCTTGCAGAGACATTTTCCACACCAAAAAGATTTCGACCTTGCTTGACGCTGAAGGTATTATATCCCTTCGTCTTGCGCAAGTAAGCCAACATCTTATCATTTACCGACATTATAGCATTAGCCATAACTAACCTCACTAATTATATTTGAGTTGCACTTAGAGGGACAACTCTTGCCTCATACTTATTGTATAGTATATAATATTTCAATTATTAATGTCAACTTTTTTAGCCTTTTTGGATTTCTTGGATGAATTTTTCTTTTTTGATTTCTCATGAATTACAACATCATCACTGACAAAAGGATCATCCTTTTGAGAAAACTGATTTGATTCAAATTTTGGCAAATCTAATTCCAGTTGTTGGTGTTCTTCAACTGGATGTTGTTTGTGTGAAAAAATTTCTGAAATCTTTTTTAACCATTTCATTATCTGCCCTCCTATGAATAAATAAACCAACGAAATAACCCAATACCATCTACAACAAGAAACGTTCCATAAATAATGGTAAACCCTGTAGACCCTCGACTGATAGAAGTTATAATTAAACAGGAAGATCCAATCATCCATAACAGATAACACAATCCTATATTTGGTTCAGGGACGGTAGTTGCTAAAACCAATGAAGCGAAAATAGAAGCAACCATGCCGACAAATTCCAACACAAATCGCCGACTATTAATATGAAAATCATCTGAAATAAAATCAATGGACGATTCGAACACTTCACCTATACGATCTAAAACATTATACATATTAAAGCACCCTTTTAATATGATTATATAATTGCGATGGAGTTTCTAGCACATTATGTTGTTTGCGACGCCAAATTGTACGTACTGTCAGTAAAATCACAATAAGACCCAATATAATTTCATAATACATCATGGCAGAGATTCCTATTAACTCAAATAATATCATATATTATAATGAAATGGAGTAGAAAAGTCAACTATTTTGTATCTTATTAATACCATTGAGGAATAGTACGTTTCTTCCAAGATGCCAGATGCTGTTTCTTTTGTTGATAATAGGTGCGATACGCATCCACCGCGTCGAGCCGTTTACAGTCAACGGGCATGGCTTGTGCAAACGGAGTTATCCCCACATTGGGAATATGGTGAGGTGTTAAAAGTAATGCCTCAAGTAAACCGCTGGACTGACACTTATGAACTTTGTTATAACGATAGGTATATTCATGACACAACGCTGTTGTCAATGAACATAGCCATAGATAATTTTGTGACGACAAACGACACCAAATAGCACAAGGATGATGAATATAAGTGGCGTGATAGAGTTGCTGTTCGCGAGCATCGGGCAGTGCCCACCGACGAACGGTTCGACCAGATTGTGTTGTGCCTTTGTATTCGTTGCCATCTAACATACGATGCGCAGTAGACAATAATTGACAACTCTCCAGTATCATTTTGACCACATGCTTGTCATTATGATATTGCGCACACAAAACGGAATCTTGATCAAGAATGAAGATATTCATAGAATTAATTCCGTTAGAGCTGCCTCATTTCCCAACTGTCCTTTTATCACACTATTAAAGGCGAGACTAATTCGCTCACCCTCACTTTGTTTTACATCCACTAGATGAAAGAGATACGAAGGAAATACAATAAGTTCATTGGCATCAGGTTTGAACAAACATTCTTCCGAGTTATGATTATTCGAAACTGCAGGAGGAATAGAAAATAGTTTGCGCTCAGGTTGAAGAAATGTAATAGAATCTTGATTGGTGGAGAAATACATAATTCCCGATAAAAAACTGTTGGGATGATGGTGTTGAGGATGAAATTCACCTTTAGTGGCGATATTGATCCATGATTGCGTTAACACTGGTGTTAACGGATGTTTTGGCTGACACACCGAATCAATATACTCTTGTAAAGTTTCTAGACAAAAAGTGCGAATTGCACCAAATTCAGGAAGCGATAGCACATATGAATCAGCACTGCGTCTGTTACCGAGGTTGCGAATAAGTGGCAATGAACGAGCAAATTGTAATTCTGCATCAGAAATTCCTGTTGCATAATGAGAAAACATAACTGGTATAGGGAACAATTCAATTATGTGTGTCAAATTCATCATTTACCTCGCGAGGGAGGTGGAGAACACTCGTTCTCCACCCATGTCAGTTAGTGTGTGGTGGGCATAAATGGGGAATAACAGAAGCGGAGATGTTGGGAACGGAAACACTCATTAAATGCTCAATCATATTAACCTCAATGGAGCTGACGAGAGGAATCGAACCTCTAACCTGCTGCTTACAAAGCAGCAGCTCTGCCAATTGAGCTACGTCAGCATCGTTTTTCCTTGTTTTGTGTTTTAGTCCATTTTACATAAGCATGTAGCAAAAGCGTTTGCATAGAATAGGCTTCCCTTTCCCATGGCAGTCTCCAATATGAGATCTTTTTTGTATCAATAATTTCAAAGACACCTTTTTTCTTATTGTGCCATCGAGATAAATCACTGTTGTTCGCGTAATCAAATAACTCATTTTTGACAAATTGTTTCAAATGCGTCAGTTCATGAGCCAAGGTAGATGTTTGTTGTTTACGTGTTTGTAGCGATGAAAGACGAATTTTAAATTCTCGTGGAGATTGGTTGGTGTCCAACCACTCACAATCACCAAAGAATCGTCCTAATGTTGGCACAGATTCAATTGTCAAATTTACATTGCCTGTTAATCGTTTTCCGATCAATGCAGGCAACATCCACTCAACAGCTTCGCGAATTTCACGTCGTCTTTCTTTTTCAAAACCACGAATACTCAATCGTCGCAATGTTACAGGATATGTGTTCATATCAATTGCCGATTTGTGTGTATTCCGTTGTGTTGTTTTCATACGATTGTTTAAGTAATCCATCCAGTGTTACATCATACAGGGTTAATCCAGAATCATTTGTGATATTAATAATACTATCCCAACGAAACGAACGCCATTCCTGTAAATCCAAATCAAAAATTGGGCACGCAGAACTCGTCGTCATATTGTCCCGCTTTGATGAGTCGGGAGTTTTATAAAAAGGAATGCGAGTGGGATCTTGCGTTCCGCGAATAGTTCGCAATGTCCCGTCTTTTTTAGAAAATGTCACAATCACAATGTTCTTCCACAACATTCCGCAAACCCATGATCTAGTTGGCATATCTTATTCCTCTTCTTTTGGATACACCCCCAACCACATTTTGATGCGTGACCACAAGGAAAGTTGTTTGACTTCTTCTATCATGCGGTTAAGAATTAATTCTTGCATCATCTGTTTACCATTTCGTTCAATATTTTTGATAATTGATTTTGTTTTTTTTATATCTCGAACAATAATACCAAACATTTGAGTTTGTTTTCGAATCATATTGGCATACACTTTCGGATCTGAGAAGTGTGCCCGAAATGTGTCAAAATGCTCGACATCGTTATTTTGAATGGAAAATAAAGAAACAAGACAAGGAATGAAATTGGTTTCAGCACATTCTGTCCGTTTTCCATTCAAACAGAAATACTCAAAGTACATATGAGTGGGAGTGGGATAGAAAAAGATTCCATCATATTTTTGCGGAGTCATTTCTTTATCATCAACTACATTTATCATCAGAATTGATTTCCTGTTTTGTTTCGACATGAGTGTGAGCCTTTTCTTTATAGCGTCTGTAGCATTTTTTAGACAGCACGATGCGTTGATGAAACTGTCGCTCGCGCAATGACTTTGCTACAGGATTTCTCACAGTCCTACTCATCGTCGTCATCTTTCATTAAAGTTAGAAAACACACCATCATCAAAAAAAAGACAATTGCGTACATCGCAGAAAAGGATTTCATAATTTATTCTTAAGTATATCTTATTTAGACTGCACAGTCAAGTTTTTTAAATGATTCCTGTGAATTTTACAGGAAGTCCATTGATTATAGTATTGGGAAGAAAGTAGCGCATGTAATTGAAAAATATAATAATTTTCCCAATATGAACACTCTCCCCGTGAGCCACATAATTGAAGAATCTCACGGGTAAAATTGTTTTCACCTATTTTGCGAACATCTGCTCGCAACAGATCATTTGATCCCCAGTACGTTTGCCAATCTGATTGAATACGATGATGAATTTTTTTCTTTTTTTTCTTACCGTTTTTAAGAACAATTGTTTTAAATTTTGTTTTATTAAATTTTGTTAGTTTTTTGCCAATATATTTGCGATTATTCGTTAAATTAGTAATACAATAGACAAATCCGTATGCATCACCAACATGTGCCTCAGTAAATTCCTTTCCCTTATAGGTCCACGCCGTCGTCATCGTCATCAACAAATCCCATAAGATTAGGGGGATCATTGCTATGCTCTGCGATATATCCTCCGCAGAATACACAATATTCGAGCGATTCCTCAATTACCTGATCATCATAAATCACACGAAATTTGCCTTCACAATGTTCACAAACAATATCTTGAGTCATTTTATTTTAGATGTGATTTCAGCATCCAAGCATACTTGTCGTGGATGTTGATGCGTTCTTCTAAAAAATTAATGACACCTGCTTCTTTGATAGTCTCCGCTTCACCTCTGGCGCGATACAAACTTGCCCGAACTAAATCGTTAGCTGCTATGAGCCCCGCGATCATTTCGTGAGAATCATATATTGTAGAATCTTCCGTCACTTCTGAATTTTCCAGGAGTGCGAGAAGAGATACGGGAACATAGACTCCAAGTGCGCGAATGTGTTCGGCAATGGGATCTACTGCATTGTGAAGTTCCGTATAAAGTGTCCCGAAGAACTGATGAAGGGACGCAAACAACATTCCTTCTGCATTCCAATGTGCTACATGCGCCTTATAATACATCACAAACGTATTGGCTAAAACTTTTTTCATTTCTTCTATTAACATAAATTCACCTCAAATCAGATAGTTTAACACCTTTCCAATTAATAATTGTTGATTGGGGATATTCACTGAAATGAATAGCTTTATTTTCAAAAAGGTTATAATATAAAAGTAAATCCGAACATTTTTGTAAACCTTTAATATCTATATAGATAATGTCTGGCTTTTTATCTTGCGGAGGAAAATCAATTTCATATAGCAATCCCGCACTGTGAGGATATTCAATTTTACCATCATCCTTGCGATTTGTAAAACCATATATGGGGGAATATATAGCTAGATCTGGAATATAGTCATGATTGACATCATAGAGTTCAGCAAATAATCCGTTTGGTGCTATAAGAGTAGCAATAATTCGCGGTTCGCCATCTGGTTTTAGTGATTGAAAAATAGAACATTTTAATGTTTCGGTGCTCAAATGAGCATTTCCGATTGAAACAGATAATAACAATAACACACTCATCATTATACTAATGAGTAGTAGTTTCATAAAACTCCTTGAACATGTGAAAACTATAGAATATATTTATACAATTTAAGTTATGTAGTAGCCCACACATCTTCCCATGATCCACTGAGTGCACCTTTCGCATAATCGTTGCTGCGATTTTCAAAGAAATTGGTGTGGCCTGGAGCATTTACCATTCCCTCCACCCACGATAACGGATTCTTTTTCACTTTGAAGATGCCTTTCATACTCATTGAAATTAAGCGACGATCTGCTATATACCGAATGTACTGTTTGACTTCCTCAGCTGTTAAATTGGACATCGGACCCATCTTATAGGCAAGATCAATAAATTGATCCTCTAAGTCCACCATCTTTTCAGCAATCGTATAGATGCTAGATTTCAACTTATCATCCCAAATCTCTGGGTGTTCTTCAATGAAAATTCTAAACAATTTAATCATACTCTCACAGTGTTGCGTCTCGTCCACTATGCTCCACGAAATGATCTGCCCCATTCCTCGCATCAAGCCATGACGCGGAAAGTTGAGTAACATAATAAACGAGGAGAACAACTGTAATCCTTCTGTAAATGCTGAAAATGCTGCTATTTGCAAAGCCGTTGAATCTTTTGAGACTGCACGATCACTAATTTTCAGTAAATAATCGTGCTTGTTTTTCATTTCCTGATATTCTAGAAACTCGTTGTAGGTAGACTCTGGCATTCCTAACGTTTCAATTAAATGCGAATATGCTGCAATATGTACCGCTTCTCGCGCAGCAAATCCTAGCAGCATCATGCGCACTTCAGGTGCTTTGAAGTAGGTGAGATAGTGCTTGACATAACCTGATGCAACATCAATATCGCCCTGAGTAAAGAAACGAAAAATGTTGGTAAGAAAATATTTTTGTTCTGGAGTCAGTTTCTTTTTCCAATCAGACACATCTTCCAGCATCGGCACTTCGGTCATAATCCAGTGTGATTTTTCGTGTGCCAACCAAGAATCATATGCCCATGGATAGTGAAATGGGCGAAATGCATTTCGTTCATCTGTTAAGAGTAGTTTCTTTTTCGTCATCGAAGTTCCTCATCTAGCCATTTTTCTGCTGCCAGTGACATGATTTTCTGAAATGCGCGGTCTATCGCCGCATATTGCTCTGAGGTACATGTTAAATCTTTTTTCAAGAAATATAAATCCTGTAGTTCATCTTCATATTCTTCGTAAGAAATCGCATCATACTGTAACTTGGTTTCTAATTGAATTAATCTTTTAATTAATTTAGTTATCTGGCACGATGGGTCTTGATGTAACATATTGATTACAGCATCCATATATTTTCTCTTATGCTACGGATTTGATCTTAAAAATCATCCCTCACATGCCAAACAGGTATCTTCCCCCGATGCTAAGGCTTTTAAATCAATTTCTTCAATCACCTTACGTTCAATGCGTTTGGCAACTTTATCTGCCTTCGCGAGCTTTTCACTTCGGCAATAATATAGTGTTTTTAATCCTTGCGTCCAAGCGAGAAAATGAACTGCATGCAAATACTTAATATTGACATCAGGGCGAAAGAATAAATTAATAGACTGTGATTGATCAATGTGTTCCTGTCGGTCGGCTGCATGTTGAACGACCCATCGCTGATCAATTTCCATCGCAGTCTTAAACACTAATTTAGTATTCTCATCTAAAAACTCTAGATGCTGAACAGAGCCGTCATTCGCAATAATGGAAGACCACACTTCATCATACCATCCCTCTTTGTGTTTCTCAATTTCTTTTTTTAAAATCACATCAAGATATCGATTCTTGTTCAAATACATCCCTGAGAGAGTATCCTGCCGATATGCATTCGCACGAAATGGTTCTACACTGGGTGACGTATTACCCATGATAATAGAACTGGAGGCATTGGGTGCCACTGCTATCATATGAGAGAACCGACGCCCCGTATTCACAGCATCAGGTGCTTCACCCCGCTCTTTTCCTAAACGCAGATTCGCTTCGTCCAACTGTTTACGAATGTGTTTGAACATATTTTTGTTCAGAGAGGTGGCAGCCGCAGACTCCCACGGAACATTCTTCTGCTGAAGATAGGCATGAAACCCCAAGGCACCGATTCCAATACTACGTTCGCGTGTTGCCGAATACTTTGCGCGTTCAATTTCTTTGGGTGCATTGTCAATGAAATATTGTAACACATTATCTAACATTTCAGCAATATCTGATAGAAAGTCTGTGTTTTTCTTCCAATCATCATAGTATTCTAGATTGACAGAGGAAAGACAACACACCGCTGTGCGATCTTTGTCAGTAGGTAGAATGATTTCTGAACACAAATTGGATTGCTTGATACTCAATCCCAGCTTCTTCTGCCACTCAGGCAACTGCTTGTTAGAAGTATCAATAAAATGCAAATAGGGTTCGCCTGTCTGCATACGAATCTCCATAATCCGTTGCCACAAGTCTTTAGCTGAGACAGTATCGCGCACTGTACCCGAATGCGGGTCTTTCAATTCCCACGCATCAGAAGCGACTGGATCTACCATGCATGTTTCAATAATTTTCATAAATGCATCAGACACATTAATGCCATGATGTAGATTCTGACATCGCATGTTCGGATCACCCGTTGGCTTTCTCATTTCTAAAAACATCAGAATGTCTGGATGAGAGATGTCTAGATAGGTAGCATAACTTCCGCGTCGAGTGCGTCCTTGCCGATACGCAAGACAAGAAGAATCATAAATGCGTAAATGCGGCATGATGCCGACGGACTTGTTATCGGTCGAACGAATGCCAATTCCAATACCAACACCACCACCCAACATGGATAACCAATTGACTTCGGATAATGTATCCACTAACCCCTCAGCGGTGTCAGCTAGATATGGCAAATAACAACTGATTGGCAACTGTCGTTTTCGTGCTGCAAAAGATAAAATTGGTGTCGCATAACTCAACCAGTGCTTAGACGCATACTCATAGAGACGTTGCGCGTGGTCAGGATTACTGCCGAATTGTTTCGAAACAAATGCGAACCGATCTTGCGGTGAACATTCCTCTTCAGTCATATAAGATTCTTTGAGTCGTTTGATGCCCAGTTCATCAAACAATGCATCACGGGTATAGTCAACAACAACGGTCTGGTTGGTCATGGTGTTAGTCCTGTTCTAGTGCTTGCGTAATGGTTGGAAATTCTTGTTGGAGGATTGTCCAACAGGCTTCTGCAATTTCTTGATGTTCTAGTTGTGTTCCATTTTTTCGTCGCAAGTCGCAATAATGAATCCAGCTTCGAATGGTCCCAGCCATATAGAGTCGGCTCATCGTGCAACCTTCCGGCAGAACTGCTCGCGCTTGTTCTTTCGCAATTCCGTTTCTAACTGCCCACGCATAGATTGTTTGGGCTTTTAGAATTATATCTTGTTGTCGCACCTCCCATTCTTGTTTGAGTGTATTATCGGTAGTAATCAAACTATTTTGACGATTCTTCATATCTTGAAGCCGTGCGTCCTTCGTAATAAACTTCAAATCTTTTGTTGGATCAGCATAGCGTTGAGAAAATTCCTGAAATGAAAATGATCGATGCCGCAAGATTTGTCGAGCAATATCACGAGTGGTATTAATCTCCAGCGTTAAACTCACCATTTCAAGTGGACTCCAATGTTTGTTCTTGAGAAGATACCGAATCAATTTGGGTCCGGTGTCCATGTTTGATTGATTAGCAGGATTAGACACGCGAGCACAATATGCAATCAAGTCCTCAGCAGTCTTGACGCCATCAATTTTAGGAGTTGAGACGGCTACAAGTTTGACGAGGTGTTCTGTGGTCATTTTACACTTTTTTCCAAAACGCGAGTTTTGTTTTCGCGGTAAGTCCTGATGCGGAGTCACGATAAATTGCCTGTGTTAATTCTTCACTGGTGTGCCCATTTAAAATCATTTCGTTAATGTCTTTTCCACGAATTGTCTCAGACCAGAACATCACTCGATATCCTCCGTAAATGGCTTTGCGCATCATTTCTACAATTTCTTTATTGCGTCGTTCATTATCAAAGACCAAATATACATCCGAATGATTGACCTGTGCCGCAACTGTCATCAAATTCACATCCCCCGACGCGACGGCATTTTCAAAGAACAAACTATCCAATGGACCTTCTGTGATGATCAGAGGTTGATCGGATTTGATTCGTTCAAGCCCATATACCAACTTTTCTGTGCCATCTGTAAGACGAATCGTGACATAGCGTAACTCAGCAGCGGCAGCAAGAGCGCGACCAGACATCGCTGCCAGGGACCCATATGTATCATAAAAAGGAATTAGTAATCGGGCATCAGCGCGAACTTTCTTCAATTCGTCAGGAGCTAAGTGACGAATTACTGTTTCATAGTTATCGGTATAATGAAGCAATGACCATCGGGACACCGGAATCTGTCGGCGCATCAAGTACAACCGACAATGATGTTGATCAGGAAGATAATCGCATCGTTCAGCACCTTCAATTGTAGTCTGTTTGACTACATCAAATCGGACCGCAGGAATACTTTGTACTCGCGTCTGCTGAATCTTCTTTTGATGCTGGTGTGAATCACTGTATGATTCAAGCAGATACTCCTTATATAGTAAAGAATCGAATTGTTTAAGAATCGTTCGAATCTGATGCGTTCTGGCGCAATTGTGACATTTATAGATGATCCGATCCTTCTCGCGAAAGAAGTACCCACGCATCTTGGTTTTCTTTTTTTGTGAATCGCCACAAAGAAAACATCGACAGTTCCATAAATATTCAGACTTACGATGAAAGCCTTCTAGACGTACCGAGATCAGCTGCAAATATTTAATATCGATGAATAAGGACATTGACTCATTATATATTATTCACAACTAAATGACAAATTATTTCAGTAGATTTTCAATTATAGGAACTTGTATTTTTGCAGTGTAATATCCAATAAAGAAAATTAGAACCAGAATTGCCCAAATGACCTTACTGATTCTTCCAAGATCAAAGATTGAGAAAAATGATTCATTTTGTTTTTCACACTTATCAGCTGTATTGCGTGCATTGATATAGTCCAGAATTTTTTGTTCTTTTCGTTCAATCATATCTTCAATATCGCGGACAACGGTGGCGATCCGCGCATACAAATCCTTAATATCCTGTTGAAAAGAAGTTTGAAATCGTTCATGCTGCTCATGTTTTTCCTCATGAAGAGCAATCATGCGCAGCAAATTGACATTGACTTCTTGGATTTTTTCAATAGACTGAGATAACCGATCAAACAACATCATAGTCTGTTGAATGTCTCGTGTCAATAAACCAGATTCCAACTTCAACTGTGAAACGTCTTCTTGTAAATCAGACATGGAATTCCTTATTTCTTTCCATACCGAAGATAACACATGGCGCCCGTTCGCTCATCCTGAATCACGATAGGACGGCTGTAGTCTTCATGAGCATATGCACGAATGGCTTGCCCAATCTCATCATCACCAACATAATTCTCGTAGCGAGTATATTTCTTTTTACCCAATCGTGCTTTATGAAACCAGTCAGCATTGACTTCAAAGACTTCAGCGCCAGCGAACTTTTTCCGACGCACTATACTTCTCGGTGGTGCACCAGGTTCTCCCTGCGCCCCCACACCGATTCCTGCAATATCACCGCTTCCTGCTGACATCGTTGGAGCATCTTCAGTTTGCATAGATGGTGAATTTTTTTGTTGTTGGTTCATAGTATGTTCCGTTATATTTTTCTTAAAGAATTAATAACATGCTCATTCATGGGAATGAGCGATGTAATGATGTCGCCATCTCGTATTCCTCGAACAATCTTTGGTAAAACATTCAATAAAATTAAAAACGGTTTTAACACTGAATATTCTGATGACCGAATAAAGTAAAACAATAATCGCGTTGAAGGTTCTACACCAAACACATTATAAATTGCAACTAAATGATTTAAAATTAATCGCTCTCGTAATTCTCCCGTCTTTTGATATCGACGAAACAAGCGACCCAGATAACTGAATCGCTTGAAATCGTCTCTAAATTCGCTCTTGATACAGTTGGGGCGCTCATACGCCTTGACTGCATAGAGCATTACATTTTCATCTGTCAACATCTCAAACATTTGTTAAGTGTCGAGCGGCTCACCCTCATCATCTTCTGCAGAAAATAAAAAATCATTCAGGGTTGGCTCGTCCATAATTTCCGCATAAAAATCATACAATCCATTATCATTTTGAACATATGCGAGATACAAAAACAATTGCTTAGAGCCATTAATTAAGTATATATGTTCATCCTCCATGGGGTCTAATGAATGGGCAAATACAGGCAAAATTAATTTATAATTTGACATCAATTGATGCACACGCCCGTATCCAATCGCAGGACTTAAAATTGGCATTTCAAATGCATCAGAAAACTGATCGTTCAATGCATTGTGCCAATTATCCCCCAAGGTCTGATCCATGGGTCCTGCTAAACCCACGGTAACTATATCTTCTTCATCAATGGCAAATTGTTTAAATGAAATTGCCATAATAGATTCTCCTACATGTTATACATATTATGTTATTGACCCCATGGCAACGATTGTTTCAACATGAGTACGTCCAGCACGGCCACCCGTGCCTGTTCTCTTAAGTACCCATCCCGCATGACCACCCTTCACCGTTCCCGCTGTATTTTGTTCCGTAGCAGTCACACCAAACACGCCATCCGTTGAGCCTGTAAAAAATACATTTGCTGTCGTGTTCTCAAAGGCTAAATCCATATTAGCCTGAGTCTGGGCGACTCTAAGTTGTGAAAGCACAAGCTTTGGTGCGCTTGTATTTGCGTCAGTTGATTTCCATAGAGACATTGTATTACTCCTTGTAAAAAGTTAATAAATCCCGTGCTTCTTTAATTGATCTAGTGTATGACTCACACTCTGATGATAAATAGTTTTACCCCCAGCCCGTTCAAACTCAATAATGTTATCTTTAAAATCATCAATTAACAAATTCGAACCTGCTTCCGATTGTGCATAATATTTCTTCTCTGATCGTTTCACAATATGAACTCGATTCAACGAAACTCCTAGATTCTTTTTGACCCACATCATTTTACCAATTCGTGAATACTTTACTCCCGCTTCGCGATCCCAGGAGGCTTCTGCGGACAAGATTTGTGCGTCATATTTAGTAATTACACGCCATAACCGCATCGCATCAGGCATCATCGGTAGATTGCTCCAAAATATCTCTTTCAACTTCAGAATTCTTTCCTGATCTTCTTTCTTCACCGAATCTAACACCGAAGACATAAAACGATGCCCGACAGCGAGTTCAGCCCCACGCTCGAAATTGACCAACACCCCATCCATATCACAGTAAATAATCATGGTGTTATTGTAAGAATAGGACGATACTCTGGATCTTTCTCAAATTCTGTTTTACCATTTAATTTTGTCTTTTGCTTCTCCTGTGCAGACTTGATGGTATCTTTAAGAATTTTATTTTTGCGATTCTCTTTGGGGACATCTTTATTTTCTTGTTCAACTTCTTCATGCATTTTGTATCCTTGTTTTTTCAAACCGGCTACAACATCTTCATGTGATTTTTTATGTGTTTCTTTCTTTTTTGATTTTGTATGTTCAACTTCATAGTTATAACCACCCTCACCACCTTTATGCCAGATATATGCTTTACCGTGTTCTGG